AGGCGCACACTTAGCCGCAAGACCGCATTTGCCGTCAAGCCATGCCTTTGCGCCCGCTTCGGTGCTGAACGTACCTTCCTCTTTCCACTTCCCGTCTGCGGCCATCATAATGGTGCCTTCAAGTTCGGGAGTGCTAAACTCAACGCTTTCGCCTTTGGTGGCCAGCTCGTCGGATGGTTCGGCAAACTGTACCTTCTTGAGCCAAATTGCCCGCCAATACGGAACCTTGTTTCTGATAACCTTTCCATAGAAGCCGAAGCCCACATAAGCGGGTGAGGCCGTGCCGACGGATAACTCTTTTGCGCCCGTAGCGATATCAACCGTGTCGCCTTCGATATAATCTAGCAAAGCAACCTTCGCGGTATCATACAAGTCGTCAATTCCAATCGTTACCGTTCCGCTTGCAAAACTGTTGTCAGATTCTGCAACGGCATCATCAGCGTACAATTTAACATCGTTGTTCTCAATGCTGATGTTCGCGCTAATCGCCTTTGCCAGCACCGCGCCTGTCCCGTAACTGATCGAGGAGCTCTCTTCGGTCGCGGGGCTGTAGACGGGGTACCTTAAACTATTTATCTTGGCCATTTATTTACCTCCCATTATCTTGTCGGTTTCGCTGTCGATAACTTTTTTCATGGCCTCAACAGCTTTTTTTCTTGTCGCGTTCACAGCCGGTCGCACAAACGGACTTTTTTTCTGCTTGGATGTTCCGCTTTCTAACGCTCTGGCTTTGAGCTGATTCGGCGTACCGCTTGAGTCGTAGCCGTCAAAACCGATTTTTGCGCTCCAGTTGCCGTCCGAATCTCTTTGAATCGGCGTAATGCCAAACGAGGCAACAAGTTCCCCTGTCGCCTCGTCCGAAAGAACGCCTTTAAGATTCGATTTTATTTTGTCGGCAACAACCTTCGCGCCTTCGTAGATTGCCTTTTTTGCCACTTCTTCCGATTTTGTAGCAAGCCGGGAAAGTTTCAGGGCATAGTCATCGCCCTTTTTAAAGCTGATCGTCGCCATCAAAACCCCTCCACCTGAAACGTCCATTCATAATGGATATAGCCAGTATCGGTTTCGTACTGGATGGAATTTAAGCGGAAAGAAACGCCCGCATTATTCAGGGCGTTCTGGATGCTCTGCACATCGGAATCGTTTTCGGTTTTGGTGAAGTAGTCAACAGTTCCTTCGACGGCCTGCTCCTGCATCCTTCCGTCGGCCCAGACCGAATCGGCTTGATTATCTTCTGCCCATACGATATACGGACCCGTGATGCTCTGCGGCGCGGAATAGTGATAACATTTCTGTGCCACGGTCAAGAGCGCAGTTTTTACGGTGTCAAGGTTCGTCATCGCCGTCCCCTTCCTCCGGGACCTCCGGTTCGGGTTGCCAGATGTCATATACCGGCGTCAGTTCTTCAAGCGTTAAATCCATTGATGGCGGTTCGACGTCCTGCGGGTACTGAATCTGCACAATTTTGTATTGCTTGCCGTCGTTTGGAACGGCAACATCAAGCGTTGAAACGGATCTGATGCGGGGACACCGGAGCACATACTTGATATTGACGTTGTTTTGCATGGCGGCGTAAAACCGATTCAGCCCGACAGTGCGCTCGTCATATCTCAGCGATTCTTTCTGCGTGATTTTGTCGGCGGGCATAGAGCCGGGTTGTGCGATGTTTTCCACAGCGTAGACAACGACAACGCCGTCGTTATAACTCTGAGTTTTCATCAATATACCGCGCCACCTCCTTCTGATTCTGGAGGGTCAGCAGCTCCGGCAGGTAGTTCGTTTGGAATTCGTCCAGAGCGTTCGACCGGACATAGCGGCAGTAATCCATCAGAAGCTCACGCGGCTTGTCCTCTATGGCGTAGTCGAGCGCTTCGCCAGCCACGCCGTCCAGGTACGCCATGCCGCGATGGATGATGCCAGTGAGTTTTGTGTCCCCACTGGCATCTGTCCACGTGATATCGAGATAGTTGCGGACGGCTGCCAGAAGCAGTTCGTCCGCTGTAGGTTCAGCCATCCGTCACGCCTCCCTTATTCGCCCTTATTCACGATTCGCCCTTATTCACGGTGACGGTATAGGTCTCGGTCTCGCCGCCAACCTCAACCTCGATGGTGACAACGTTCGCGCCGGCTACCCAGGTAGCGGATGCGCCGTTTGCAACTTCGGTCTCGCCGTTCTTGATGGTGATCTCTGCCTCGCCATCCATTGCTACGGCCGTGATTGTGTTGGTACCGTCAGCCGTCGCGCAGGTGTAGACAAACACGGATTTGTTAAACGCCGGCGACAGCGCCTTGTTGCCAATCTTCAGGCTGGAAAGCCTGGCGTCGTTGTGGTCAACACTAATCGGCTGACCGTCAATTCCGACGCTGATCGGCTGCCCGATAATGGTCGCGTTGACGTCAAAGTCCTCGTTGACAACGAGCACCTTCTTCGGCGTCGGCACAAGGTTTGTGATGTCCAGCACCTTGAAGGACGTGCTGTCCAGAGGCTTGCCGTCACCGTAGAGCTTCGTCAGATAAACGCGCTCGTCATCAAGGAATTTGTAATGATCGGAATACTCGATCTTTCCGCCCTTGCCGGTACCGAGTCCGAAGAAGTAGCGCTTGCCGATACCGATAATGGCCTCGTTCGCGCTGACGTGAACGGACTGGATGACTTTTGTCGGGAACGGGAAGCGGCTCACCCATGTGCCGTCTGCGTTCTGATACATCACGGCGGGCATGACCTTTGTGTAATAGTCCACGGGGTTGCAGATGAACAGCACTTCGGTAACGTTCCTGTACAGGAGATTCGGGCCGACAGCCAGGTCGGCTATCAGTGCGCCGTATGTTTCCGGGGTGATCTCATTCAGCTCGACAGGCGCCAGATCGGGGTATCCATCGGTTAGGTCAAACAGGCCGGTCGGGTTCTTCGTCATGCCGACAGGCATGTCAACGCCGGTACCGTCGATAATGGCAGCTTCAAGACCGTTGGCGATTGATTCTGCAAGGATTGCGCGGACATAACGGTCAATCCACGCGGGGCCGATTTCCAGCATGGCCTTGCAGATCGGGATGAACGCGCTCAGCTTGTTCTGCTCAAGGTCGATGACCTGCATCCCGGCGCCAATCTCAGTCACGATCTTATCGCACAGCTTTCCCCACACGGCAGTAAAGCGGCCGTCGAGAGATGAAACGAGAATCTCAGTCAGGATGCCAGTGTTCTGGAAGTTGATTTCGGACAGAAGCGGATGCGCCTCTGTGATGTCTTCCAGCACCGCGTCGATAACGGTTGTCGGCAGCGCTTCGTCAATCAGCGTCAAGGCCTGCTGCGGGTTTTTTGACTTCATCGCCTCGATTACGGATTCGTAGTACTTGGTTTCCTGTGAGGTCAGCGAGCGGACGCCGCGACCGGAAAGGATCGTGTTGTCAGCAGCCTGAACCATGCCGCGCGCCTCGGACATAACCGCTTCCTGCAAAATATCGGTGAACTCTGTGAATGCCTGGGCAAAGTCTTCTTCGTTGCCGTCCTTCACGGACTGATTGATACGCTGGAGAATTTCGGTTTTCTTCTGCTGGAGAGTGTCAAGATTCTTCATTTTCATTCCTTCCCGCCCATCAGGGCATTAAAAAATTTGATTGTTTTGTTTTCATGCGGTGCAGGTGGTGGGTCTGCGAGCGTCTCTGCTGGGGGTTCTGCCGGAGGCGTCGTAGGCTCCTGCGGCGGTTTTGTCTGCTTTGGATCAGCAAATGCCGTCATAGCCTCTCCGAAAGCCTGCTTGAGCGTTTGAAAGTATTTGATTTGCGCGGCCATGTTCGTGTTCAGCTTTTGCATTGCCTGTGAGAGCCGTTCGGGGTCTGCCGCTTGCTCTGCTATTTCATCGCAGAATCCGTAATCCAAGCATTCCTGAGCTGTCAATATCGTCTCTGCGTCAAGCAGTTCCGTCAGTTTTTCTAACGTGATCTTTCCTTTTGAACGCGTCAGATAGACCTGCCGATTTCCTTCCATCATGCTATCGAGATTATCAGCAATCTGCCTGTGCTCCGCTGCGTTTCCGAAACACCAATCCATCATGTTGTGAATACCCATGATGCTGTTGATATACATGATAATCTTGTCCCCGCACATAGCGATGATGGAGGCAATGGAGTTTGCAAACCCATCAACATAGACCGTCTTAAACGCCTCATGCCGCATGAGCTGAGCATAGATACCATACCCCTCCCGGACTGAGCCTCCGCAACTGTTGATATACAGATTGATGTACTTGACGTCTTTGTACTCATTCAGTTTCTTCCGAAAAAAATCAGCAGAAGTCTCGCTTTCGATCTTCTCTCCACTCCACCAATCCCAGCCGTCGCCCACAACCTCGCTGTATATGTACAGCTCAAGAGTATCCGGCTTATCGATCAGCTGTTTGAAGTCAAACTTAATTACTTCTGGTTTCAATTTCTCACCTCTTTCTTCTTTGGCTTGCCATTGATGTGCAAGCAAAACACGCCCCCGCACGGACATGGCTGTCCGCATGGAAAGGCGCGTTTTCTGATCTTCGCTTTTTCGACGCTGTCGTGGTAGTGCTCACCGCATTTGTCACACTGAAACGACAGTTTCATGTCTTTTACATCATCCATCGTCACCGCCTCCCGTCATTGCTTTCAATGCCTCTTCAACAGTTGCGTAGTTTTTCGTAACGTAGTGCGCCCACGCCCACGGCTCGTCTATGATTTCCTCGCCGCAGACAAGACGGATGTCGTTGACGCAGAACGCGCCGGAGCCGATCAGCTTGTCTATTGCGGTTGAGACAGATAAAATATCGACGTGCTTAATCTGCTTTGTGTCGATCTTCAGGTATGTGCCTTTTGACACGCCTTCAAAACCGTTCCGCTTCCGGTTGATCTCTTCCTGCAGCATATCGACCAGCGGATCAATGCAGAATGTCAACGTGTAGTCCATTGCGTCCGCTGTGCCCTGCACATCCCCCCTGAGTAGTGCCGGGTGTATGCCGAGCGCCTTTGCTGTGAAGTCGCATACGTCGTCGATCTGGGCGCGTATGTCTCTG